GCGGAGAACCTGCAAATACAACCTGTAAACATATGGGATGTAAACCACCTTGTAGACCAGAAACTAAAGTCCTTGCAGAGCGGAGAGTCTCCGGATTTTGATTTTTAGTATATGGATAAGGGTTTCATAATGCTCTCTCGTAAGTTTTTTTCTAATGAAATGTGGGAAGCAGCCCGGACATTCTCGGAGTGCGAAGCGTGGCTTGATCTAATACAATCGGCACGATTTGAGGCAACCGACACGATTGAATGTATCGGAGGTAGAGAAATAACATATGGGAGAGGATAATAAATCCTCTCTATTTTATAATAATCATTTAGATAACTGTATGAAAAGAGGACTAAGCAAGCTTACCCCCAAGGAGCTATCTATGTTAAATAAGACTATTAAAGGGAAACGGATAGTATCCTTTTATTCTGAAGATGGGGATATAATTAATGAAATGATGCCTTCTTGCGATAAACTTCGAAAATTCAAAATTAAGCATGATATCATTTATGCACTTGATGGAACAATAGTAAAGCGCATTCCAATCGGTGGCAGAGCAATATATCTTTTTGCAGAGAATCATGGAATAAGCTCAAGAATGAGAGATGCAATTCGTGAAGAGGCCATGAAACTAAATGACAGTATAAAAAGAAAAGTATTTGAAAGAGACGGTAGATATTGTGCTGTTTGTGGATGTTCTGAAAAACTCTGCATAGATCATATTATTCCTGTATCAAGAGGAGGCTTTACAGTTTTGGACAATCTTCAAGTATTATGTGAGAAATGTAATTTACAGAAAAGCAATATGACAATGGAAGAATTTAAATTATGGAGAAATAAACATGGCACGACCAAATAAAGAAGGGCTAGACTATTTCCCTTTCGATGTTGATTTCTTTTCTGATGAAAAAATAGGCTCAATATCGGGTGAATTTGGCATTAAGGGTGAGATCACCGCTATAAAGCTGCTTTGTGCGATATACCGAAATGGGTATTTCATATTGTGGAATGATGCGTTAAAGATGTCACTGCTTAGAGGTTTACCCGGCATTAGCTTAGAATTACTGGAGCAGATAGTAACACGCTTGGTTAGGTGGGGATTCTTTGAACAGACTCTGTTTAGCACGGTAAGTGTTCTAACTAGCAAAGGTATTCAGGAGCGATATTTCAAGGCTATAAAAAGAAGGAAAGATTCATCTAATTATCCTTACCTACTAGTTAATGTGGACAATAATAAGGTTAATGTAAGCAATAATGACATTAATGTAAGCACAAACCCTATAAAGGAAAGAAAAGGAAATAAAAATAGAGAGAGTCTTAATACGCGTGAGACGCTTTTCGAGAATTTCAAGAATGAGTTATTGGGGGACGAGGAATGGCGCAGATACGCTTGCCAGATATCAGGATTGAGCGTCGCTTTCAATGACCTCATTCCCGGCGAGCTGGATAACTTCCTCGCTTGGATGGTATCCACCGGGGAAGGCGATACGCTAAAAACGATAGATGACGTTAAGAGACGATTCACCTATTGGTGGCAGGGAACAGGACTAAGGGCTTATAATCAAAGACATAATGGAGAAACAAGAAAAGAAACTTTCGGAGGCTATACAAGCCATGCGGGGGCCTACGGAAAAAGAGAGGATCCAGCAAAAACAGGTGTTCAACCTAGTGAAGAAGCACGCAAGGACTATACAGAACGTTTCTAGGTACGATCTCTCGGACGATACGGAGTACATCAGCCACGCCCGGATGATAAAGGCGCTCGGTTGTAATTACCTAGGGATCGAGAGGCGGCAATTCGAGACAGACAGGGGGAATGACAAGGTTTTGAGATTCCTGTTGTATTATTTCAACGATTGTCCGTTGGCCGAGTCCGTATTCCCGGAGGAGAACTATAAGCTGCACAAGAACCTCCTTATCGTGGGAGATCCGGGAACGGGCAAAACGCTCATGATGCAGATATTCGCCGATTACTTGAAATTGACGGATAACCCCAAACGCTTCGTGAACCTATCCGTGACCCAGATGATGAACTATTACAAGATCCATGGTCACATAGACAGGTTCACGTACAACGAGGAGGCCGGGAAAGGGAGCATGGAAGGGAACCCGTTCGATATCTGCCTTAACGATATCGGTCTTGAGACGGAGAACCAGAAAAGCTACGGCACCAGCCTTAACAGCGTAATAGACGAGTTCCTATACGCGAGGTACGAGATATACCAGTCCCATCAGAAGAAGTATCATATCACTTCCAACCTATCCGTCACGGATTTCAAGAATCGGTTCGGAACTAGACTTGTGGACAGGTTCAAAAGTTTTAACGTGATAGTCCTAAACGGAGAAAGCAGGAGAAGATAACATGGAAATAACAGAGAGATTGAGAAACACCCCTACCGGCTTTGTTATCCAAGTCGGGACAAACAGGGTGCAAGTCAAGCGCTTCGAGGCAATATACCAAGGGAAAGCGGTCGTATGCAGGGGATGCCTATTCCGGGGCGATGGAGCTAGGGATTGCGAATACAGCAAGGCTTGCATGGCCCATCTGAGGCCGGACCATGAAAGCGTGGTTTTTGCTAAAACAAATAAGGTTTAATCATTCATCATAGTTGAAAGCTGCATTCATCTATGATGAGAGCAAAGAAAGAATATAAAATTACATGAGAACACCAATCACATATTATGGAGGCAAGCAAAACTTGTCCGAACGCATTGTATCAATGATGCCTAGGCATAAGATATATTGCGAGCCATTCTTTGGAGGAGGAGCGGTATTTTTTGCGAAGCCTAAAGCAGGCATAGAAGTGATCAATGACAAGAACGACTTGTTGATAAACTTTTTCAAGGTCTGCCAGTCCGCATCCAAATTTAAGGAGTTACGTGAGAGAATCCGGTTATCGCTACATTCCGAGTCTGACTACATTAGGGCTAGGAACATTTATCGAGGACGATCTGAGGTCTCGGATGTAGACAAGGCTTGGGCCGTATGGATCATGGCAAATGAGTGCCATTCTGGTAGCTTGTATGGAGGATGGAAATTCTGTAACGGTACCGCCGGGACACACTTCGGGAAGGTTTTCAGGAATAAGCGTGAGGAGTTCAACGATAAATTGTACGATCGCCTATCAGAGGTGCAGATTTCCTGTAGGGACGCGTTGAAAGTTATCAAGAACAGGGATAGCGTTGATACGTTATTTTATCTTGATCCTCCTTATCCCGGGGCGGTTCAAGGTCATTATTATGGTTATGGGGAGAATGACCTTGCGGATCTGCTAGATCTTTTGTCTCGGATCAATGGTAAATTCATTCTCAGCAATTACTGGACTGACACCTTACGCTCCTTTGTCAATGAAAACAAATGGAACCATAAGGAAGTAAAAGTCACCACTCATACGGCCGTTCACTCTCGGATAAGGGAGAGTACGGAGGTTTTGGTTTACAATTACGAGATTGAGAAAACATTGTTTTGATATGAGAAATAAAGAACTAATCGCTCTTCTCCAAGAGCAAGACCCGGAAGCGGAGGTAATGATCCGCACGTCCGATGGAGAGTATGAGTACGATCCGGTGGATGTCACATGGGACGAAGAGATAGAATGTGTAATTATTCAGGAGGGATGAGATGAGCAGACTAGACATATTAAAATCCTCTCTTAAAAAGAAAGAGGATAAATTCAACAAAAAGATCAACGAGCACTTCGAGGACGTGGCCTCCGCTAACGGGCAACCTCTTAACGATAAGAGGAACGGCCCGGCCACCATGCGAAGATGGGACAGGCAGAACAACGCTATATCCAATCTCCAAAAGGAGATAGACAAAACCAAGTCGGCCATAGAGCGAGAGGAAGGTAAGCTCATAGGCATGGCCCGCAATAAGAAGCTAATGCCGAAGGAGATCACTGATCTTATCGATAATGGTACATTGATACAATGGGGTAAATATCCGCATATATTGTTTGTTGACGGCGTGGATAAGGCACGGATAATCTGGGATAACAAGAAGAAGACGGTCATGCACAAATTCGTAAGTTCTATTACAGATGCAGATCAAAGAAAGATATTCGCCCGGGTGTATAATTCGCTTCATGAGGCGATCAACAAGAAGGAGGATAAAGCATGAAGAAAATAATGAAAACCATCCATGTGTATAGCGAAGGCAAATATATGGGGAATATAATGTACAACCATAGAATTCCCCTGTTATCAGAGGAGGAACTTGAAGATGAGATATTAAGGTATATCCCTAATCTTAATGGGGAAAGATGGAATTTAAAATTTTGCTAATAAATAGAAATCATGAGTCAAATTTGCACGAATAAAGAACAATCATCCCGGCTATTAGAGGCCGGGGTGAGGCCGGAGACGGCGGACATGTCGTATCACTTTACGAGAAGCCGAGTGCCTACGTTGGAGTGGGAACTACAAACGAAACCACCTACATTGAGAGGTAAGTTTTGGACACCGCAAAGAATAGCTAAACTTGCAATGCCTTTTAACAAACATCCTGATGGCACACACATGACGGGGGAAGAAGTGTTTGACAATCTATGGGGCAAGGATGTCCCGGCTTGGTCTCTATCCAAGATGATAGAGATACTGCCTAAATCATACCAAGATGATATTGACGGGATGGTTTATTACCTATCCGGTAATTTCGTCGAGTTAATGTACGCATCGGACAAGATCGAGGATGAGGAAGGCGACAAGACTTACACTTGCGCAAACTCCTTCAACAAAGAGAACCTGATGGACAATGTGGTTGACGCTATTGAGTGGCTCATCAAGAGAGGTCACTTGAATAAGAAATATTTAACAGAGAAAGGAGGATCAAATGCGTGAGATTAAATTCAGAGCGAAGCGTATTGATAATAATAAATGGGCGTATGGTGGATTGGTTCAAGCCGACGACTATTGCATTATAGACCAGCAGAATGAACTGTATGTTGAGAGAGAGTATAATTTTAGAGGTGATACTCACTTCTTTCAATTGTCTGGAGTTATGTGCGATAAAACAACTATAGGCCAGTTCACAGGCCTAAAAGACAAGAGCGGAAAGGAGATTTACGAGGGGGACATTATCAGCGTGAATGGCAAATATCCTAAATTGATTAGGTACATAGATGAATGGGCGAGTTATTGCTTGGCTAATCTTACAGATTTGGACTGTGATCTTAAAACTCGTTATTGGCAGCAAGTTAGTCCTTGCTGGTGGACTGATTATAAAAGAGAAATTAAAGTAATAGGTAATGTTTATGATAATCTAGAATTGGTGAAAGGAGCAGAACGATGAACACCCCTCAATTTATCCTTCAAGCCCTATTCTTTATAGTGAACAGCTTTACAGTCGCTTTTATTGTTTGGTTCGTATGCCGGATGCACAATCGCATGAACTCCAAGTTAGACCTCTATCTGGACTATATGAGACATGTTTCCAATCGAAATGACATAGTCTATATTAACCAGCTTGGGTCTTTAAAAAGCAGACTTATGAGAGAAGAGCGTTACGAAGAAGCCAAGGAAGTACAGAAAATGATCAATAACGAATTAAAAACATTGAAAGACTATGAGCAAGATTGATTTCAACGCCCTCCGTGACCGTGCGTACAAATGCGCATGCGAGCACGGGTTTCATGATACGGAGTTAAGCAATGGGCATCTTCTGATGCTAGTGATAACAGAGCTTTCGGAGGCCGTGGAAGCGGACAGGAAAGGTCTATACGCAAGAAGGAAGGTTTTTGAGGATTGGATAATCTTAATGGATGATCCTAAAACAAAAGATGAAGAATTTATATATGCCTTCAAAAACAATATTAAAGATACCGTTGAAGATGAACTTTCAGATGCGGTTATCCGCTTGCTAGACCTTGCAGGATCGTTAGATATTAGCCTTGAAGATATCTATGATTTCATGGAGGAACCGGAATATAAAGACTGGGATAACGCTTTGAAGGAAATTCCCTTTACCGAGAGGATGTTCTTTTTAACCTCTATCCTAACCGAGGATAGAGATATAGCCGAAGTTATCAAGGCTTCGATCGTAGTTATATTTCTTAATGCGGATTTGCTGTATATAGATATCTTATGGCACATCGAGCAGAAAATGAGATACAACGAATTAAGGGAGAATAAACATGGAAAGAAATATTGATATGGTACAGGCAGTAGAAGAAGCGGCAAAAGAATATTTAAGCCAGTTCCCATGGGAGGAAGGTTATGAACTCGCCTCCCATATATGCGAGTTTGATTTTAAAGCTGGATTTAAAGCCGGTGCAGAATGGCAGGCAAAGCAATCACCGTGGGTAAGCGTGGAAGAGCGATTACCCGAAAATCAAGATATAGTCTTAGTCAGGGGTGAGTACGGAGGTAAAGCCACCGCTTATCTACATGGCAAGGATAGCGGCTTTATCGTTTACGGGGAGGACGCTTATAAGGTGTTTGGGGAGGTTACCCATTGGATGCCTATACCAGATCTTGAGGAATAGTATTAACCGAGCCTTCACAAGGAGGCTCATAATTAAGAAAATATGAATAAAGAAATCAGTAATATCGTCGTAATTGATAGGGATGATTACGATGAATTAGTAGAAAAGGCGAATACTGTTGATGCTGAAATTCAAAAACGAGCAAAGCAGATATTTATGAGAGAAAACGAAGTCCCTGTTAGGATTGAGTTTGATGAATACCGAAATGGCAAAAATTTCACTGCTCCTATCGGATTTATAAGGCATTCTGATAGTAATAATATTTGGGAAGCGTTAGACAAAATAGAACCTCAAATTAAAGAATGGATGGATGAAAATCTGAATATGTTTGACAGGAAATTGAGGGATAAATATATTACTGAAAAGAAGTGCATAGGATTGAGCAAACAAGTTACCAACTTAGAAGAGAAGTTGAAAAGTCTAAAGATTAAATACACCTTTTTGTTTTCCTATGCGATTGTCATTTCCGCGATTGTGTTTTTCCTATTGTCTTATTTGAAATAACAACTTTAAAAAATAAAAAATCATGGAAGAAAACATCAAAGAGAAAGCTATCAAACTAGCTATAGAGGCTATGAGACCCTTACCGGTAAACTCTTTCGCCGGATATTGCGGTATCGCTGACGAAAGGTCTCCGGAAGAAAAGCATAAGGATGATATGAGATTCTGCAAGGAGTTAAATGAACTTCAATCGGAAATGCTCATTTCTCTGGCTCGCAAAGTAGAAATATACTTAGATGACCAAATAAAAGACAATGTAGAATCTGGCAAGATAAATCATCCTTCAACTTTCCCAGACGGTAGAAATTGTTGCATAGGCCCATATATTGATAGCTTAAACCAAATGGCGTCTACACCTTTTGGGGAGATTGATAAGAAATGGAAAGAATCAAGCAATAATATATAATGAAACTAGGTAAACAAACAATCGTGTTCTTGGCCGTAAATAAAAACGGTGACGAGGTTATCCTTGATAACTTCCCCGTGCGGCAAGGAAGGGTATGGACGGACGAGAGATCGGCCCATGATGAGACCTATTTCTCTCCGGAGGATCACAATTCGGCGATCGTACTTCCAAAAGGTACTATCCATAGGTTAACAGGCAGGTACTTGACGTGGGAGAACGACCCCATATCTCTTAGGTTGATAATGACAAGTCGATCAGATCCTACCGGAAGGAAATACGAGGATGGGGACGATGTCATGGAGAACGATATCATACGTATCAATGGCATGGCCCATGATTTCAAGGTATATTATTCCAACGATCAGCAATGCTACATGTGCGAGGATCTATCTAATGGTCTTAAATATCAGTTGAACACGTTCAACTCTTTAGTAATACGGAAAGTCGACAATTAAAATAGCTATTTATGGGAATAAGCCAAATTGTCCGGGACGAGCGAGAATTAAAAAAGCTTCTTCGCTCGTCCACTGGGTTAAAAGTATTTGAAGCGATGTTGGTCGGATGTTACAACGGATTTATAAGCTTGTCAGACGAAGCAATACTAGACAAAGCCCATATCACTTTTTATAGGGGAAGCTGGGATTGTAATAATGGAGGAATATACAAAATATGTATTTATACCCCTTCCATTGGAAACAGGGCAAATGTACCATACATCCAGTCTATCGTGCGTAAGATAACTAATGCCTTGGATATCCGCTTCGGAAAAGAGGGATGGAATGAGTGCAACCAATCATTGCTTGAACGATGGAGACCGTTAAGCAGATTCTCGTTCTATTTGCAGTTGCCTAATTTCAGAGATATCATAACAGGCACATCAAGTGTCGTATCCGAGCCATCACCTCATAGAAGTTGACAGGCTCGAAATCCAAGGAATCCGTGAGGCGGTCTATCTCCCGTCTTACGGATTCCTTTTTCTTTTTATCTTCTTTTTTCTTTCCCATAACTCATCGTTTATATCGTTCCTGTGACGATGGCAATCGCAGATGAACATCCTTATCTCATCGGACATCAAGGCTCCTATATCGCCAGCCAAGTAAGCGATAGGCTCCCCTCCGATCTCCATATCCAAGGCCAAGGACATATGATCCGTCAAGTGCCGGCACTCGTGGAACAACGAATTGGAGAACTCCCTGTAAGACGAGGTCCGGCCTATCACCATGACGGATTCCCTTCGCCGGTAGTTGGAATAAGTCAGCCCCACGTCCAGCTTGCAGGAACCTACGTTGCCATAGGCCTCCCGTATCTTGCTTTCCGGGCAACCGACCCTCCTCAATAAGGCTATGATATCGGATGTCCTCGAGCAGGTGACGTTATACAGCACGTGGATCACCCAATCGTATCCCTTGATATGGTAATCCCGTCGCATCATCTCCTCACCGTCTTGAACTCCCGCTCTATCTTCCTTCTCTGTTGCCGGGTAAGATTGGTCGCCTTGAGATTGCCCACCACCTCGGATACCTTGTCAAAATCCTTCTCTGGCATACTCGCCAGCACGTCCTTGGGGGACTCTCCCTTCAAGATCCTCAGTATGTAGCCCCAGCCTCCCATCACATCATCTCCTCCCAGATTATAGGCGTGCCTGATCCGATGCAATCAGCGTAGAACCGGGTGAACACTATCCCGTCGTAAGCGTCCGGATCGTCGCATACGTTCTTGACATAAAGAGCGGCGTACTGCTCGTTAGGCACGGAAGAACCTAGGTAATCGGCCTTGCACATATTGGCGGCGTAAACATAATCGTATCCACCCTTTTTCTTCACGTCAACGCTATACTTCTTTAGCATCTCATCCACCTGCTCCTTGGTGAAGGGGGTTATCTTGACCTTCTTCCCGTTTCCGTCCTCCTTCTCCATCATGGATACGGCCCAATCGCACATGGCCTTGGAGAAATGCCATCCATACGCCTTCAAGTAGGATCGCATCCCGGAAGGGAAATCATCATACATATCTAGTCTCATATTCCTGTCTTTTTTTAGGAGGGGGAAACCGGTTCCCCCTCATGGTTATCTACGATAGCGTCTTGAGTAGCGTCCGGTGCCCGGTACCCCACGGCGATTGCCATAACCGCCGCCGGATGATCCACGACCGCCGCCACGGTTGCCGTAGCCGCCACGCTCCCACATCTCACGGAACTCGTCGTCGTCCTCGAACTCATCGTCATCGTCTTCCTCCATGCGGTTGCCATAGCCTTCCATGGCCTTCCGCTTTCCTTCCTTACAGCCAAGCTTATAGGCCTCCTTCGCCAGTTCCAACATATCCTCGTCTTCCATGGCGTCGAATTCCTCGATCAGCTCTCTCAGTTTTCTGCTATATGTTCCCATATCACTCTGTTTTTTTATTCTTGTTATTATTACCGTTCACGGAACCGACAAGTTGCTCCATCATGGCAACCAACCTTGCGTTAGCCTCCTTCAGATCGGACATCTCGCTTCTCATGTTAGCGATCTCGCTCTCCCTCTCCTTCTCCCGGGCAAACTCCGGGTTCAGGACTACAAGCATCTTCTCGCACCCTTCGATCACGGATTTATGGTAATCGACGCTGTCAAGCGCCTGTCGGCTTTGCTGCATCATGGCGTTGATCTCCGTATTCAGGGCGCTTAGATCGCACGACACCACCAGCTTCTCTCCGTTTGTCGTGGGGTAATCCGTAATGGTCACGTCGGACAGGACGTTGGAGAAGCTGACGTTGTCCTCACCTACCTTGGCCTTTATGTCCACCACGATTTTCGCTTGAGGCCCATACATGTTGAAATTTGGATTCTCCGGTCTCGGCGGGGATACGCTGACTATGCTTCCAACCTCACAAAAAGGCGTGTTCCCCTTATGAAGGATATATAAAGGATTTCCTTGTCTCTGATTCTTGAACATATTTCTTGCTTTTTATGAGAGCCGGATCGCTCCGGTCTCTCGTTGATACTCTATCACACCACTCCCGTCATTATCTGGAGCGTATTATTTCCCGACTCATAGTAACACAGGTAAATCCCGGTTCCGGTAATATCGGATGCCGTGACATCCGCGCCGTTAATGGTCGTTAGCGCCTGCGTGGAGCCGTTCGTGTCAAACACTACCGGCAAAGTCCCGGTAGTACCAGCGGGGATAGGCTGGGCCAGACGGAACAGGATCAACCCGCTAAACGGGGCTGACAGGAACGGATGATTGCGGAAGGAGAAACGAACGTTAGCCGTCCCGACCGTAACGCCCGTGCTCTCCAAACGTGGGATACCGTTCTTGTTCGCCATTATGAAAGGACTAATGAATGCCATAACTCTTTATTTTTAGGTTATTGACTCATTAACCCCATCCGTTACCGAAGTTTCCCCAGTTACCCAGACCTAGGCCTAATCCGTACTGGGCGGCCACGCAAGTGGGTATGCCTACCACGGGAGAGTAAGGAACCTTCGCCACCTCTGGCTGGTTACACTCGATCTTGGCCAATCTTGAGCTCAAATCACCCAAGGCGTTACCTAGCGGGGCGGTCTGCGCTTGGAGAGTCGCGGCGAAATAGGCGTTCTGGTTGCTTTGGGAGATCTGTCCTTTCAAGGCTAGGTTCTCAGCCGTCAAGCGATCCATCTTGTCTTGTTGATACAGGTTCTTGAAATCACGAACCTCGTTGATGATATCACGGGTGTTCTGCAGGCCTGAGTCACGAAGAGTCAACGTGTTGTTGTTCATCGTATTCACCAGCGTGTTTGTCTGGTTGCAGCTAGCCAATTGGTTCTCATAGCCCATCTTGGTGATGTTGTTGTTAACCGTGCAGCAGCACTCGGCGATCTGCGTCAACATCTGGTTGTTGCCGGATTGAATGGCGTTGATGATCTGCTGGGAGCTCATGCCTACTTGGTTACCCACGCTCTGGATCTGTCCTTGGATCTGGCAGATAGCGTTTTGTAATTGCTGGGTAGAGCAATTAAGGGAAGATGACAATTGGCTGATAGCCGTACCGTTTCCTTGGATGGCGTTCATCAGCAACTCACGACCTGCGTCGTTATTCAATTGAGCAGGAAGGCCGTTAGCGCCATTGTTTCCAAATCCGTTTCCACCCCAGCCCCCAAACACGAAGAATAGGAGAATGATCCAGATCCACCAACAACCGCCTCCGCCCCAAGCGTCTTGGTTGCCTTTGTTGTTCATTAACGCGGCGACCAAGTTGGGGTCCAACGATTTTCCACCACCGCCCATCAAGCTCGGGAGAAAGGCCATGATGTCAAACTTACTTCCACCGGAATTACCTCCCTCGGTAGTGCCGATAAAATAATTTCTATCCATTATCTTTAATTTTTGTCGTTAATCCGGCACCATTACCGGACACGACAAAAATCAAGAGAAGTGCCTTGCTAAATAAATATCTCCTTGCTAGCTTGTTGCGAGGTTGTTGCTAGTTCTTTGCGGAAGGGGATGACACAAAAAAAGCGCCGCCAATTTGTGTTGACGACGCTCTTACCTTTTAAGGGAGGCTTTATAATGATATGGAAAGGAGCTACTCTTTATTATCCTTAATATCGTTAGATTTATCGTTAGCTAGAAAATGACCTCGTAATATGATCAATCCTAACCCTATAATATTCACTGTTGTTGTAGACAAGATCGTTATCATTATTGGATCTGGAATTTTAATATTAATAAGATCTCCTATTATTGGTATATCTGAATAGCATAATACCACGATGGATAAGACTATGAATAAATATAAAGCGATAACTCTTAAAGACCATTTTTCTAGCCTCCTCCTAGCTTTCGTGTTTTCAACTACCCTGTGAAGATGAATAAATTCTTTGCATTTTTCTATATTTTCATTCGTGGTTGAAACGTCCAATAAGGAACTTACCTGATCCAAAAGATCCAAATCTCTTTTTTCCTCTTTATAAGGTTTTGAGAAAAATGATTTTATACCATGAGGTATATAATAGCCTAAATGTTTCAATACGATAAAATCGTACTTCTTACTTGGCGTGAATAAAGTGTCTATAGTATTATTCTCAAGTTTGCCTAAACCCTTATCCTGTGAAGAAGAAACCCTATTTCTCATTTACTGTATGGTATTACCCTTCTTGGAAAAATAATCTTTGATGTAACTTAAATTTATAGGAGTATTCCATCCCGCCTGCTCATCACCATCCTTCCTATTCTCATATAGGGTCCTATACCACGGCGACCCTTCTTGATGAGACCACTGCGTCAATGAATAGGCACTTTTATTATACATTTCATTAACCGCTTTTTTAACGATAGATAAAGCCTCGGGATTGGAGTTAAACTCTTTTGTGATCTGAGGAGGAAACTCTTTAATGATTTCTCCCGTATTAATCCGTTTGTTAACACGAGGAAACACTGGCCCGTATGGCCATGCCTTTGGAGAATCGTCAGAGAATAAAACTTTTCCTGTTTTAGCATAATACACTCCATAGACATAGAACAAAATCTTGTTGATCTGTGTCTTATTCAATAACACCATATGCATTTTTTGGGCAGCGTATTGAATCAAGCGTGCATAGTCTATACTAGTCAGTGCCATCTTTACTTCATTCTCATATTTATATTGTTAAAGAAATCGATATTTATATGGGTATAACAAAGCCCCGATACGGATTGTTGCACCGCCGAGGCCGAATCGTTATCTTTCACGCCGCAAATGTCGCACAAAATTTTGTTATATGAAAATTTTTTCATAGACAAATCACATGTCATATAACATAACACGCCTCAGACCGTACCGGATAGCTCCTCTTTGACGCTCTCCACCGTCCTCCTCAGATAGTAACTCCTCTTGATCCTGTCCGGGTACAAGTTACGCATCCTGTTGACCGCCTGCCTCGTCATCCCCGTCAGATCGGATATGATATTGTCGCTCAACTTCCGATCGGCCAGTATGACTATCGCCACTCCCCTTGCGTCGACATTGCGTTCCTTGTTATTGCTAAACATCATTATCGGATCGGTTCCGCACTCCTTGCATACCGCCTCTATAACCTTTTTATAAAAAAATTTCCACCCTATTCATAAACATTTCTTTTTATAGGTTGTTTTATGTATAAATGCCGGGCAAAAAGAAGCACGGCAGAAGAAATAAAGAATCTCTCCCGTCGTGCAGCGATAATTAAAACAAACTTCCGATCCGTTTTAATTCGTGGGGAGATTCTTTCTTTATCTCCCCGCCAACTCGTCCTCTCGGAGTCATTGGATAACACTATGTATCAATATTAAATCACCCTCTATTTTTAATGATCCACCATAACATGGCCGCAATCATCCCTCCTACCAACAGATACCACCATACCCTAGGATGGATAAGCCTCGTTTCCTTATCCACGTTTATCGTTTCTCTCTCATCGGTAACTACCGTCTCATTATTCGTCCTCACCTCTGTCATATCAGATCCGGACGAAACGATCTTCTCGCCTGATTCCTCTCGCTCCTTTCCTATGGTTATATCGGATGTCTTGACAGGATATATGTTCCCCACGCTGTCTGGAGAAGACCACTCCACGACCAAGATCCGGGCGCTCAATCTCTCGTTAGATAATATCCGCTCTATGGCCGAAAGGCTGTCTTTTTTAAAGATACTATCCGATAGACTGACACTTGTAGTGGCATGCCTCTCCGTATCCGTGGATTTCTTGGAAGTTCCACAGGCACAGAGAAGTAATAATAATATGACGAACCATATTTTCATAGCAGATTCCACCCCGCAATAACATCCGACATTTCAGCCTCCCTCCCATTCTCAACCTTGCTCATCCCGGCCACGATCCGGATCATCTGCTCACGATCATTGATGTTGATAGGATCATCAGCCGGGATGCCGGCATAATCGGATACGGCCTTAATGTAGGCCTCCGTATCATTCTCGTTTTCCGGCGCCCAGCGACCTATCATCTTGCGGATCGTATCCAGTCCGTAGTTCTTGCGATAATTAGATAGGATACGGAATACCGCTCTGTATCCATAGGCCATAGTCTCGAACTGCTTAAATGAATTATCCTTACTCGGTCTAATTTCGCCTTGAAATAGATCGCTGTTGATCCGGATATTCCCGGGGTTGTTGTTTCGATACCCACGAGGTAAATTGTCTTTTCCCATATTTTATTATCCTTTCTTGTTTTTATTAATGGCATTGGATAAAGCGTTTGTCAAAGCGTCCTCCAAAACCTTTTGCGTTACAACTTTACCGATCATGTCGGCAGTCTTACTAGCCTGTCTCCTCTGTTTGGCATCGGCCCTCTCCCAGATAGACCTTACCTCTGTTATCAAGATGAACACCGTCACTATCGAGGATACGACCGGGACATTGGTCAAGAATGGCAGATGGATAAATTCCCAAAAACGGCACACGTAGCATACCGAGTCTATACCGCACGCTATACATACGCTGCCAGCATAAAGTATGAACTTGCTGACCGTCCTGCGCATGCCATACGAATTACGCTCCTCTCCCCTCAGTTTAGCCTTGTAATAACCCGAGGCGAAATCCCATCCCATCGCCACCATAACGATGAACATCTCAAACACGACTACCGTTAGTAGTTCTCTCATGCTGCAAATCATCTTAAAAAACTCCATTCTTCCGATCCTTTTTTTATCAAATAAATATTACATCATCCCTTACCGATATCCCCGTATCCTCGATCACCAAATTACCTCCCGATACCGAGACATTCGCCGCAAGGGTAAACACCAACATATTTCCGTCAACGTAAGCCTTGCGACTAGGCTGACGTACCGTAAGCCGCTCTTTGACCGCTCCGTTTCCAGTCGCCACGGTCAATACCTCGTACCGCTCCGTCCCCGTATAATTCTCCGTGTCACTCGTGATGACGATCTCGCCATTATCTCGCCCTGTATAGGCAAGGTGGAGATTCCCTCCACCTACGCCCCATGGTATCACTTTCTCCATACCGGGCAGGGATCAAGATACCGTCCATTGCGTATTGGAGGTAACAATAACGGTAACAGCGCTTCCATCCGCAGGGATCGTTATCTCTGTCTCGCTTAACGACAAGTTAGCGTCTCCGGCTGTTTGCTCAATCACGATCTGCTGCTGAACGGTGCTACCGTTGGATACCTTCAGGGTCCTGTCTATCTGCTCTATCGTGGTATTGGCCGGCAAGGTCAGATCCACAGACCATACCACCTCGCCTGTCGCTCCCGGATCTCCTTCGATCGCCTCCGTATTATTAGTGGGTTTACCACCTGCGGTATACTGGGGGGAGATCGTCGCCTCCTTCGCTTCTCCCACCCACGCAAATGACAAGGCGGCAGAATTGGATTTCCCATTGACAGTGACTTTTCCTCCTGTCTTATCTGCCGCCATTGACGATCCGTTGTCTATGGATATATACTCGGGTTCCGCCTCTTGCGTCACCTTATAAGTCTTGGGTTGCGCCACGCCGGATCCGGTCACCGTGACCGTTCCCGTTCTCGGTTTTCTGCCCTTATACGCCGTCGCAGTATTCCTAAGCGTATCATTACCCGATCCAGACATCGGGCTTACTGTCAACCAACTAGGTTTTGCCATACTTCTAAAATTTTTAATTAATTATTCACTATTCGACATCCCATAAGACGTTTGATATTATATTCACATCCGCTTCAAAACCATTACTCCTTTGTAGCCATATAGCCGTTGGGGTGACGATCAAATGCGCTTCCCTAGTCCATACCGTATCTCGTCCCAGATAGATTTTCTTCACGTCCGCTCCGTTAAACTTTATATCTATCGCCCCGTTAAGAATCATAGTATTACATATAAGATGTTTGGATTAGGGATCTCGATCTTGTCATACTCCTCTTGCGTAATGGCCTCGATCCTATGGATTGAGTCGGACACGAGGGTGTTCTTGGGGTTATTCAATATATCAAAAGATGAGCTGACATCCACCGTGGACACTTCCAGATTCGAGCAAGACTGTTCGTCAGTCTTCCCGCATGATCTCGGTATGAGCTTGAACGCCTCGCAAGCGTCAACGGCCATCATGCCATCTTTCTTATAATTCTCGAATAACGTCAACGTGTAAACCCCGCAATGTACCTGATCCTTCCCGTGATAAGAGAATCTTATGACGTTACCGACAAGGAGGAAATCCTTTATCTCTATCCTCTCGAATGAGTTTGACAAGACCACCCTCAAATCCCGGCCCTCAAGAGACTCAGGAATGCCATTGTGCAATATTGTCCATTGGATGGAGATGTCGTTGCCTATGCGAATAGCTTCCATATTATGGAATATTAAATGGATCTATAACTTTATACTTAAAAATGGAGGATTCTATCTTGGCCCATATTAGTTTATTTACGACCTTATTGACTCCTAATGTCTCTTCTGATAAGACACATGGCAAGTTACTAGATGTACCGTTATCGATTCTTATTACACACCCTTTGATATCTATAAGAGTATGAAGCTCTTGACTAATTTCATTACATGATACATTGTTATCGTAAAATTGGCTTCCATTAACTATAATCTTATTAGCGCCTTTTATTCTGCTTTCATAAATACTTGAACTGGATGACGATCCTACGTTCTCGATAATCATTTGGTCAAATGAAGTTTTTGACGCTGACAATAAACATTTAGAATCAATAGTTCCTGTAAAATCGCAATATTTAAAGCCCAAGCCTGTCGAACTAGATATAAGCCTTACTTTATTATTGAGCACCTTATTATTTAAGATTTTAGCTCGAGTTCCTATAATTTCTAATGCCGATTTATCTGCTCCCAGAACAACATAGAAATTTGTTTTAAGATCAAATGAGACAAAATTATTCGAAACATTCGACGGATTTGTAGTCGATAAGTCTATAATATCTGATTGTGAGGCAAACCCTGTGCCCGTATTATAAGAGAATAAATAAAAATCAAGACTTCCATTCGAAGATGTTATAAATGGGAAATCAGATCCGCTCATTGTAAAAAGGGCGTTCTTGAAATCGAAGCATACATCGTTATTATACTCATCTATTAATCTCCAGATAAAGCCTTTTCCTGAAGCCGATGCCTCTTTAAAGCGAGAAGTGTCGTTATCCAATGAGTAATAGACAGTCCATAGATCCAGATGGCAGTTTTTGAAATATACATCCCCCTCATGTATCATAGCGGAGGCTTTCTCGGAAAGCTCAGATGAAGACAATGCCTCCACTACGATATCAAATTGATTTCCAGCTGATCTTAAGGTCTTAAAGACGGCGTTATAATCCGTTATCCGGTATTTATTCCCTTGAACAAGACCGCCACTATCCCTAAGAGCTACTAGTTCAGAGTGGGTTATCTCGATCAAAACCCCACCGCCTCCAGAACCGGCCAAATCATACTCTTGCCCGTTCACGTTTACCTTTTTAATCGTGCTCATAATATCCTTAGTGTTTATTTAATTGTTAATATATCATTCTCTACCTCCACCGACGTATCGGCAATCGTAAGCGTATCATCGGAAACGCCGGCCGGAAGGTTCCTTGTCAATACAAGCAGGCTACCTATCACGAAGGCCTTGGGTGTCCCGATCATCAATATGTCATTCTCAACCTTCACCGATGGTATCAAGGCTAACAAATCTTGTATCCGCTTGGATTGCTCGTCTATAATCCCGGTGAGCTCTTTATACATATTGTTCACCTTGTTGATCAATGGCTGTATGGCCGCGTCTATTTGCTCCTTGACACTTCCCCCGTCCAGCCGGGGAATCACCACCGTTCCATCCTCCAATATCGAGAGGGCGTTCTCCCGGCTCGACTCGTTGTAGCCTATACCATAAGAGAACAAAACTTTATTACCGTTGATCTCAGAGAGGTTGTAACGTCCGAACGACACCTCGTGATCATTGGACACGGAAACATGGTCACCATGGGCAAAAGCGTAACTGGCCCTAACGACAGAGCATGAGTATCCCCCCACATGCGACCATCTGGCATTCCCCCGGATGTAATCATCACCGATATGCGACAGGCAATCTATGACGTTATTCTCGCCTTCCACATGAGCGGCGGTGGCGTAATATATCGTGGAATCATCCCTGGACTCACGTACGAGGTTGGATTTCCCCTCTATGTGACACCCTGTATCCCTAGAGTTGGGATAGACCGTATTCCAGCATCCCTCCATATGGATCACGTGGTCGATCTGAACGGCCCCGTGGGCGGTCACGGAGCCCCCCGATACATTCCCACGACCTTCAACGTGTACGCAATTGTTGAAAACAACGTTATTAACCCCCTCTACATGGTTTCTTTCCCCAAAGGAACCATGTATATAATAATCATTAAGCAAGTCCTCGCTTACGATAATCTCTTTCCCCCACGCTAAGCCATAGGTATCCCATATCGTCCTGATCAACTCCTCTTCTTTAAGAATCCTTTTACCCCCCTCAACAGGCGACACGTAATACCCATTCTCTATATGAGCGGCCGATCCCTCGACATGCGACAACCCTCCCCAAGCGATCCCGTTCATTCCTTCCACATGCCCATATGGACCTAGGCACCAAGTCTCCCTCCCCTCGGCATGGGCGTCGGCGGCGAAAACACTCGTCTTATACCCCTCGGCGTGAGCCCGAGGGCCGGTTGCGTTCGTCTCCCGGCCCTCCGCGTGAGCATAGGCGCCGGCGGCCTTGTTGCTCTCGTAATCGTTGAATATCTCGGCGTTCTTGTAACCCGGGTAGTTTTGTCCTACGACGCTTCCTCCTCCGGATGTGATCTTTATATCGCCCTCCCCCAATATGGATTCCCCGTTAACCGTCTTGAAAGAGGTACTTGACGGTAACGCCCCGACCTCGGAGGCCGTATATGAGGGTTTAGTGGATGACATTATCCATTCCGGCTTATTAAGGACATTGGCCCAGTCTATAGTGGCGGGACCTCCAGAAGTCCCGTCCTTGCCTCGTGGGATACCTAGATTTATCACGTACGATGGGTTTCCCTCACTATCAACCCCGGTTCTCACGATATCGCCAGTGGCATCGCTACCAGCGGATAGGGTGGTGACTATCACGTCTTCCAATACCGGGGTTTTCCCGACCAAACCTTCCTCCGGAATAACATCTATCTTGTCAAGCAAGACGTTTATCTTCTCTGTTGTCTTGTTAATGACTCCCATATCACACCTCCTTCAACGATATACCCGTTATTGTTATAGTGGCCGTACTATCGGGGAAGAACGACATAGCCACCGCGTCGCTTACCGTGCTATCTCTCTTGTAGGCCGTTATATCCACGACAAAGGTCTTTACGGATGTCGTTATCTGCTCTCCATAGATCATCTCTCCCGAGGAAAGGTCGTTGAACTCTCCTCCGGAGTCTATAGAGCCTATGCCGGCCAAGAAAGTGACCGTACCGGAAGCGACCTTGGCCGTGACACTTAGCCTGTATATATGCCCTTGCGACAACTTGCTACCGAGATATCCCTTGTTGAACAGCACCCATCCCTGATTGCCGGACGAGGACATGACCGTCATATTACCGCCGGAAGTGGAAGCCGTCAAGGTACCCGTCCCCTTCTTCAACACGCTCGTATACGTGCCTGATGTCAACGAGGTACCCAACAATATCTCGTCACCCGTTATAATAGCCTTCTCGAAATTAGCGGTCAAGGTCTTATTAGCGTCCCAAGTGACGTTGTGGGTCTGGTTCCCCCCATCGCTCCAGTTGACAAAGCGGTAACCGGAGGCGGGGGTAGCGGATACCGCGCGTACCGTCCCCTTGTCGGCGGCACCTCCTCCAGACACGGTACCGCCCTGTTGCGGGTTGGCTATCAGGGTCACCGTATATTGAGTCACCTGTATCTTGGTGAAATACGCGGTTATCCCCTTGCCTGAGACATCCCATGTAACCAAATGGCGTTGGGCGCCACCATCGCTCCATCTGGAGAACTCATACCCATCGTTGGGTATAGCCTCCACGTACTCCTGCTCTCCCTCGTATTTGAACAGCATAGATCCCGGTGTAGGGATTGTCGTACCTCCCTCCTGCGGAGACACGTAGATCCCAACCGTTATCAAGGAGGTTTCTCCAGTGGTCACATACAAGGTCCCATCACTTTTCTTTCTCACGTCCCCCCCTCCAATGTCACTGGGATTAAGAGTCAAGAAATTATTCCCTGAGCCAAAACCGAACACAAGTTTCTCCGGGGAGATAAACACGCTCTTATCCCTCTTGTGCATATTCAGCTCTGGCATACCCGTATTCTGGTTCACGGCGAAACGCATGATCTCCTCCCCGTTATAGGCGATCCTCAAATAACCGTTAGAGATGACAAGCTCCGTCTTAGTACCAAGGGAGTGAAAGATGCCGTTCATGTCCACGGAGCCATCGGTCTTAACTATGAACTTATCATTTACGTTCAAGTTACTTGTTTTTATCGCCTTGGCTATAACGAGAGAAGTGATGAGCAAGTCCGTATCTATCAACTGGGTATTGATAGATGCCCCGTTTATGATGGTCTTGCCCTTCGCCGCTTGTTCCTTCATCGAGGTGTAATCGGCGTATCCCAGCTGTTTGGCCATCTCGTTTTTGTCCGCCTCGGTAATCGTCTCGATATCGGAGATAAGACCATCGGAGGCCTCATTGACCGCCTCCTCCTTGATCTTCTGCTGGATCGCCTTGTTAGCGTTCTCTATGGCCGTGGCAAGTGAGGCATAGGCGCTGTTGAACGCGGAGAATTTGCTATCGACAATCTCCTTCTCGGTTATTGTCGTCTTACCGTCCGAAATGGCCGTCTGTATAGATGCCAACAGGTTATCCACCGCTCCCATGAACGTCTCCTTGGCGTTCAGTAAATCCGTTTTTGGGGTACCGGAAAGGAAAGGGTTGGTATATAACGTGTTGTAGGTTGATTCCACCTCTTTCTTGGTGGCGTTCACCGTATTGGTGTACTTTCCTATGGCCACCGCCTCCGATCTGGAGATAATCCCGTCCTCGAACGCCTCGTCCGTGAAGTCCTTCAAGCCCAATATATCTCTCTTGGCGGTATTGGCGCTGTCCATCGCGGACGTGGCGTTTTTGTTCGCCTCATCAGCGGCTTTCTGGGCGTTATCCGAGTATGCCTTAAGATTATCCTGTATTTTTTTGTTCGCGATCTCCACCGCTGAATAGAAATCGCCGCAAGCGGTATTGAACGCCGTGTATTTATCGTTCACATCGGCTATCTCCTCTTCCGTGGCCTTCTTGTCCGCTATGGCCTTGTTTACGGCGTTGATCAGACTATCGATGGAAGAGGATAGGGAGACCTTGGCTGTATCCAAGGACACAAGCTCGGCCCCGTCAAGATAAGGATTGACCCTCAACTCATTATAGGTAGCATCAGCGGATTCCCTCTCGTTGTTAACGATATTGACATATTGGGATATGCTCTTGGTCTCCGCCTCCGATATGATCCCATCGGAGAAGGCCCCGTCAACATAGAGCTTGAAATCATCCACCGATATTTGCACCCCACCGATAGCCTCTTGGGCGGCGGAGACGGCTTCTTGGGCTTCCTTGATGGATTTATTTATGCCTTCCATGTCCGGCTTGTCTGTCAAGTTTTCGAAGCCGGCAGAGCCCGGTTTTATGACTACCTTGCCCGTGAATACGTTCTTGTCGGCGTTCGGGGAAATGACCGTCACTTCCTTATTCAACATCGAGTAAGAGTTGATACCGGAATACAGCTTGAAGCACGGGGCGTCATCGTCATAGGACGATAGATAAACCACGTGTTGCCGGTTGGTATCCGTCTTGTTGCCTATCGTGACGATCGTATCACCCGCCTTCGGGACCATGCTGCCGGGGTCACAATCATCCATCGACAAGTCTATATAATCACCCCCCAAGCCTACGACCCTGCGCCAGTAATACTGGTTACGGACATTATGGGATATCCCGGTCTTCACGTTAAACTCCCGGCATTGGGCCATGTCATCGATGGCGAACTCATTTACGATCTCCCTCTCCCCGTCGGTCTGCCGGAAATAGCACCTGTACACGTTGGTGGTGGCACGAGCCGATCCCCCCAAGGAATATAACCGGCTATTCTCGGTGTCATACAAGGGATCGCCGTTAAAGTCATATAAGGCATCCAGCTCTACCGACACCTCCTCCACCCGAATGCACTCCATGCTCGCCGGAGATAATACGATACGCCCTCCCACGTGAGAGAGGTGCTTGATCTCCAACGTGTCGAAATAGGCTTTAAGGCGGATGTAGATCTCGTCCGCCTCTATATATGATTTACCGGTCTTCGGGTCCCTTTTCACTAGGAACCCCGTGCCAAAAGGACCGGCGGCAAAATCCTGAGACTCGATATTATCGGATATCAATCCCCCGAGGAGCTTAATAAGATATTTGGTCTGGTCCGGCTTATCCTTGCGTAAAAAGGTTGCCAACGAGCGAAGGGCGGAGAATACGTTGCTGTCGCTTGCCGGGGTGGAGTCATTGGTCCGGATAACGTATACGCCGCTTCCCCCGGAACCGGTATATGTCTGTCCTTTATAAGTCAAGGAATCAACCTTGTCCTCCAATTCACCAAGACGGCTATATTGAGTGCTCTCGCCTATAGTATAAACAGGGGAGTCATAAGGTATATCCAAACTCATCTCCCATCCGATCACTCGGCTGATACGCCCTTGAGCGTCGAAAAAGGCGGGATTTACCAGCCTTATCTTTTGCCCCACATCGTAAGTCCTGTTGATCTGGTCTTGATAGACCCATTCCGAGTCCAACGTAGTCGGGTACGTGCCATCGTCAATACTGGTTCTCTTTATATATTCTTTACCCTTGGCCAGAAGCTCCGCCTCCGCCTCCGGTATATATTGGTCGGACACTAATTGTATATTGAATCCGGAAAGTATATATTTATCGCCGTTCTCTGGACGGATCACATCGTCTGGTAACAAGCGGCCATAATCCTCGTTAGCGACGATCTCCCATAATTGCTCGACGGGTTCCGCTCCATCGGGGTTAAAAGTGACTCCGAAAGTCATGCCATTAAGTCTCCCGGATTGGAACGTGACCTTCAATTCCTCGCCCTCTATGATATATTCCTCCTTGAACACCAACCCGGTATCCTTGTATTGATAAGCCTTGAAAGTCCCCGTCACCTCGCCGTCCGTCTCTATGTTCCTGTCCACGGTCTTAACATCCGACAACGTACCTATCCGTCTGGGATAGATATCATCGAATACCACCACGTCCTCCACGGCCTCGGCGTTGGTCATGCCGGTATAGGCATCGATATACGGTGTCCCGGACGGGAGCATGAGCCGCTTTTGCACGACACCGTTGACCACGGTCTGCTCATCTACCGGACGATAGTTGGCGGGGATGTTTCTGGTGCCTCCGAACACGTAGATACGTGTGGCGTAAGTACCCTTGCTATCATTACGGGCCATGGAGGAAGCCTCCACACCCAACTCGATCTTGACGGCGTCGCCGAACTCGCAACGCCCGAAATGGATGATATTATCGGTGATCCAGCAGTCGCAATTCCACTTGTCCTTGGCCGCCATCGAGTAAAGTGCGTCCAAAAGATGGATGTTGTCGTACGACATCAGCATGGCCTTGTTCTCTACCGTGGAATCTATCTCGAAGTCATAATCGACGCCGTTATACGTATATCCGTTAGCTTTAAGGTTACGCAGGAACACGCCCAGTTGCGTGTCAAGAGTGGCCGTAAGGTTCCACCCTGCCTCCTGTCCGTGATTTTCCGGGGTGTACTTGAATATCTTCGTGTTCCACTCGTAATAATAAGCGTCCAGTTTCAGCTCATAATCGTATTTCCCCGGTGCCACGTTGGGTTTCTGTAAGGATAGGTATTTATATACCTTGGACAGCTTACCCCCTAAAGCGTCATCAAGGACTCCCCTCATGTCCACGTAGTCGCCCGGCTTGAACTCGATAGGCGTGCCCACGCTGAAAGGAAGGGTTATATAATCCTCCTTCATCAAGGTGAATCTTCCCTTTGCACCCTTGTTTATGGGCGTTGAAAAACGAGTATTGCCAGATATGTCCTTAATCTCGATCATGAACTCAAAGTTCACGCATATGAGGGGGATGACAAAAAATCAAGCGGACCTAAAAAAAACAATGAAGGGATTGTTGTAATTTTGTGTAGGAGGAAATAAAAAAGCCCCGAACTGTGGGGAGCGGGGCCTGTGAATAATAATTAGCGCTTTCGACATTTAATTTTTAAGTCTGTATCACTGCCTGATATATACATTCTTAATTCACAATTATTTTCTGCTAAACTTATAATATCATATTTGACAAACTCTTTACCTTCAACAAAACAAGTTATAGTACTTCCTTCCAATATATATGTTCCGGAACCATTTCCAAAATATCCACTTCCGGAATATGTACCATCTTCATTAAAAGTAGCAGATGTTTCTTTCATTGGCCAATCCACATAACCATCTCCATTTCCTGTATCAACTTGATTCAAGACCCAAGTTCCGTAAATATTTTTCATTTCATCAGGGATTTTCTTTTCATCATCATCCGAACATCCGATAAAGGTAAACAACGGCAACATCATTGCCATAATAAACAAAAGCTTCTTCATTTTAAAAACGTTTTTAATGATTAGTAAATTGCTGCAAATATAAAGCTATTTGTTAATATATGCAAATGGGGGGGGTAAAATTTATGTTTTACAACATATAATTTTCATAACTTTATAATTCACAACATTACAGCAACTTGCTTTTCCACGGCTTTTTTTATGAAAGCATTAATAGAAATGCCTGCTTGCTTTGCCAGAACAGCCACTCTACTATGAAGTTCCGGTGATAAACGAACGTTCAACGAACCGGAATAACTCTTATGCGATTCAATCCCCTCTTCCTCGCAATACGCCAGATAATCATCAACCGCTTCGTGGAAAGCATTTGTAAGTTCTCGAACGCTTTCTCCTTCAAAATTAACAAGCCCATCGATGCCTTCTATCTTACCAAAGAAAACATTGTCCTTCTCACTAAAAGATACAGACCCGATATAGCCTTTGTAAGTTAATGTATTCATAACAACCTCCTTTATTTTATAAATCCCGCTTCTGTCAAATCATCCAATACTTGCTTCATGGCATATCCTTTGATTATGTTTCCCGGATGCGGTTTGTGCAACATGATGGGACGCTTGTCACCATTACGATAAATCACCCTTGAACCGGACGTTTTACCTTTGTTGGATTTCTCGTACCCGAAAACAGCCAACAGACGTTCCATCTCATCAAAAGTGAAATCGTTTGGCAGCTTTTTAAAGCGTTCTATGAGCTTTTCTTTCGTTCCCATATTGAATGTTTTCGCAAATGTAACTAATTTATAGTCTCAATGCAATTTTTTAGAGTATAAAAAGCCTGATCAATCAGTTTCTTTTGGTTTGGTTAGTTCTATATTTACTTCTTTGCCACAATGAGGACATGTGAGCGATAGAGAGTTGCTTTTGGAGTATACATCTTCTGGGGAAACAAACAATTGCCAAAAAGGAACGTTTAAGGCTGTGGCGATTGCGTTCAGTGTATTTGCTGATGCTTCCTGTTTCCCATTGATGATATTATACAAACTCACACTTGACAAACCTATAACAGGTGATAATTCTTTAGCAGTCAATCCTTTTTCTGAAAGAATATCTTTTATTCTATTTTCCATAAACTAATACTTTATATGATTACACCGCAAATATAATGCGATTCTTCTTATTTACAGCCACCGTATAAAGAATAACATTATTAAATAGTGTTAAGTATAACATAATTCTTTATTTCACCATTATTTTACATAAAGTATTGCATTATATTTGCATCATCAAAATAAAACAACAGTACAATGGCAGCACAGAAATACAACAAGAGTGAGATCATGAAAGAAGCGCATAAGATCTATAGAGAGTGCAAAATATACGGACGTACATTCGGCTCGTGCCTTAAACAGGCTTGGGGATCGGCGAAAGCGATGGTGCAGCTTGCGGAAAAACGTGCGGCGTTTGCTAAGGAGCTTGCGGAAAGATCCCATAATGTAAGACTTACTCATGTCGGTATGGCTAGCCTTTACGGTAACAGGGTTTATTCGGGAGATTGATAACTATACATTAATAATATAAAAAAATATGGAAACGATAGAGGTATTGAAGAACGTGCAAAGGATTGCGTTGGAGTGTATGATCGGAAGGAAACCGGTACATATAAATGTAGGCGTTATGCCGGAGACGGGCGGTTTATGCGTCACCGTACAGGACAGGTCTCACGATGTGGTCTACATGGAGATATTCAATGACTGGATGCCGGATCACAAGGAATGGAATAAAAAGACCTACGATAGATTCATGAGCGTAATTAGCGACATGACTTGCAGGCTTGCGGGATAACTCGAACGACGGGAGAGGATCGGAAGTAGATGCCCCTCCGGTAATACGGCCGGAGGGATTTTACAACAATAGCTCCATTGTGGTTTTTCGAGCCTTGAAAAAATAGGCCACGGATTTTGTCATATATAATTTTGTGATATGAAAATGATCGCTCACGTGACGGTAGCGAAAGAAGATATTTAAGGGCATTGATTCCAGTTGCAGACCGTCACAATAGGCAACTTCAATCTTTGCCCTTCGCTTTTTACCTTGTCAAGCGAGACTGGTAATAGGCAGGTAGGACGGCATACACCGGGGTTCGAGTCCCCGGCTACCACTTCGGTCAAAATAAAATCCTCAAAGGTAGTGCTTGACCGAGCTACCAATGAGGATAATATTAATCCTTTAACGGGACAAAGTTATGAATAATATTCGAATTTTCCAAAATGAGCAGTTCGGACAAGTAAGAATTGCAGTGAATGAAAACGGTGAGCCATTGTTTTGTTTGGCTGATGTAGCAAAGGCACTTGGTTATAGTAGACCAGCTGACGCTGTTTCACAGCATTGTAAGGGGGGCGCCATTTTACCGACCCCCACTGTAAACCAGTACGGAGCAACGGTTATGCAGGAAATGAAGTATGGCAAAGAAGGAGAAGTGTATCGTTTGACAATGAAATCAAAATTACCAGATGCCGAAAAATTTCAAGATTGGGTATGTGATGAAGTCTTACCTTCTATCCGGAAAACCGGAGGCTACATGATATCCAAACCGGAAGATACTCCTGAGGAACTTATGGCACGTGCCCTTCTAGTCGCTCAAGACGCATTGAGGAGACGAGAGGAACGGATCGCCAACCTTGAGCAACAAGCCGCCCTTCAAAGCGAGGAACTTCAAGCCGCCGCCCCAAAGGTCAATTACTACGAGAAGGTATTGCAAAGTACCAGCACGTATAACACCAACCAGATCGCCAAGGAGCTAGGAATGAGCGCCGTCACATTGAACCAAAAGCTAAGAGAGATGGGAGTACAATACAAGCAAGGCGGTCAATGGCTATTGACACACAAGTATCAAGACGAGGATTACACGAGAACAAGGACGTATCCATATGTCCAGCGTGACGGAACACCCGGAACGGCGATGCAAACCGTATGGACGGAAAGAGGACGGGAGTTCATCCACGGTCTTTTTGACCTAAAGAGCACCATCGTGTCCGGCGTGAAAGAACTGTCTCGCATATATGATAACATGGATGAGCTTGAGAGAAAGGAAGATGTATTCAGTGAGCCTTTATATACGGATCTATCCAAGATAGACGCGATGTACGAGGCTTTCCAGTCCATCTATTGCAAGTCTAAAATGACCGTGAACGATCGCAAGAAGTTCCTGTTTGTCATAATCTTGTTATATTGCCCCAAGAAATTAGCTGGCAAGAAAATGAAAAGCGGATTACGTGACAAGATAGCGAACGTCTTGCACATGAGGGAACATTCCACCCTTTCCAACAACGTGAAAGATCTTGTCAAGGAATATGACTCCGATCCTAATTTCAAGAAAGACGTGAGCAAGGCGTACAATTTCATAACCGAAAATATAACTCCGGATATAAACAATCATCTATTATCCAGATTAGGATGAATGACCTAAAAAACCTTAACTATGATCCAACAATCAATGCCAAGTGGATTATATAGGTACGGCGTAAGGACGTACGGCCAAGACTTTGACTTTATGTGACTTGATAATGAATGCAATGATTTAAAACTAGATGAATATGAAAGATATAAATAAAATACTCAGCGACATAGCCTTGATATCAAGGGAGGATAAGAAAGCGATGGAGCGATTCAACCGGCAATCCATCAAGATGGAGAGGTTGATCGATGAGATGGAGAGGGCTTGCGGATTTAGAGAGACCAACCCCAAGCCAAGCATGACTGTTTCGGTGTACAACAACGGAAGGTCAAAGCCGGGAAGATTCGACCTTCGATCGTTAAACACGCATCTTTTAGCGCAATAG